AAAGAACAGGAGGGTGCTTATGCTGTTCAAGCATCTGATGGTAAGGTTGTTTACATGTTCCTTGACAAAGACGACGCTTTACGCTATGCTGGATTACTGGAAGCTGATGACTTCCCCAACATGTCAGTGGTAAAGGTGGATGATCGAGAGATAATTCAAGCTTGCATTACACACGGTCATGAATATTATGTTGTCACTCCTGACGATATAGTCGTGCCCCCAAGGGATTAATTTTTGTCGAATGATTCTATTTAAAACTGTACGTTGGAAGAACTTTCTTTCAACTGGTAATGCTTTTAGTGAAATACAGTTAGATACAAGTCCTGCTACATTGATAGTTGGAGCAAATGGTGCGGGTAAATCCACATTCTTGGATGCCATGTGCTATGCGTTGTTCAACAAACCTTTTCGTAAAATATCCAAAGGACAATTGGTTAATGCTGTGAATGAAAAGGATACTATGGTTGAGTTAGAATTTAGCATAGGTTCTCGTGAATATATGGTGAGACGAGGTATCAAACCCTCGTTGTTTGAAATCTATCTCAATAGTGAAAAACTCAAGGAGGAAGCATCCCAACTTGAGCAGCAAAAATATCTGGAGCAAAGTATACTGGGGTTGAATTATAAATCATTTACTCAGGTGGTGGTCTTAGGATCTTCATGCTTTGTTCCTTTTATGCAACTCAATCCACCTAATCGTAGAGAAGTTATTGAAGATCTATTAGACATTCGTATTTTTTCTACCATGAATGGTATTCTAAAAGAACGTGTCAAAGGTATTAAAGAAAATATTAGAGAGGTAGAGTATCAGTTTGAGTTAGCAAAAAATAAAGTAGAGACACAACAAGCACTAATAGAACATCTCAAAGAACAATCAAATGCAAATACTACAAGACGTAAGACAGAGATTAAAAACATTGAGAAAGAAATACAAGATATTACAATTGTTGTAGATAAAGATCTTGACTTGTCTAAATCATATGAAGAGTCCCTAGTGGAATATCAAACGGTTGATACTGATTTGTCACAACTCCGTATCTATGAGAGTAGATTTAAAGACAAACAAAAAACATTTAAGAAAGAGTACAAATTTTTTGAGTCCAATGAACATTGTCCGACTTGTCAGCAAACAATCACAGAAGAACTTAGAACTAATAAGAAATCTGGAATTACTGATCAACTCAAGGAAGTTGAAGAAGCAACAGAAAAACTCAGAGGAGAGTTAGATAGTATCCTAGTAAAGATAGAAGAGAAGAATGATATTGTAAAAGAGTTGTCACGTTGTCAGCAAGCAATCTCAGAATCACAAAGAGAGATACAGTATCGTAAACGTCAGATAAAAGCAATTGAAAAGAAGATAGACGAAGCAACTGGTAGTAATAGTAGTCTAAAGAAAGAGAAAGACAAACTTAAACAACTAGCAAAGGATGGATTAAAGGTAGAGGAATCCCTACTTGACGAGAAAAAAACACGTGACAACTATAATACTGTCACAAACATGTTGAAAGATACTGGAATTAAGAGTACTATAATAAGGAAGTACCTACCAGTTATGAATCAACTGATAAATAGGTATTTAAAGGAACTAGATTTCTATGTCTCTTTTGAACTCGATGAGAATTTCATGGAGACTATCAAATCTAGATTCAGAGATGAGTTCTCATATGCATCCTTTTCAGAAGGAGAAAAGATGAGAATAGACTTAGCACTTCTCTTTACATGGAGAACGATTGCTAAGATGAAGAACAGTGCTAACACTAACCTTCTTATCTTAGATGAAATCTTTGATAGTAGTTTAGATACATCTGGTACTGATGACTTCCTTAAGATTCTACATACTGTGTCAGACAAAACTAATGTTTTTGTTATCTCACACAAGACAGAATCATTACAGGATAAATTTGCATCTACCTTACGTGTAGAGAAAAAACAAAACTTCTCAGTCATATCCAAGGAGGAATAATGAAAGTCCCCAATTGGCAGCATCATTCCAAGAAGGAAAAGAAACGCCACCTCAAACCACAAGCATTAAGGCAAGCACGTGCCAGAAGTAGACAGTTGATAAAGTGTCTACTCAACCCTCCCAAGCGGAGGGTTTCTTATTATAATGAATAGTATAAGACACGAACTATTATGAACATCGTCAAAGAATCACTTGCTAAACTCCTCGCTACAGAGAACCTTATTGTAGAGCATCGTCCAGTAGAGACAGCACAGTTTGAAGTATACAGCAGAGTCCTAACTCTACCTACATGGGAGCATGAGTGTAATGATGTTATCGACATGTTCATCGCACATGAGGTAGGTCATGCATTATACACACCAGAAGATAACGAGTGGTTAGACGAAGTTCCACAGATGTTCTTAAACGTAACAGAAGATATCCGTATCGAGAAACTTATCAAGCGTAGATACGAAGGTCTTCCTAAGACATTCTTCAAAGGTTACCAAGCACTTGACATTGACGAGTTCTTCGGTCTTAACAACAAAGATCTTACACAACTCAATCTTGCAGACAAGATCAATCTACAATACAAGATCGGCAACTACAGAGACATCCCATTCACAACAGAGGAAGCAGCATTCCTTCCTAAGTGTGATGCTCTAGAAACATTTGACGATGCAGTTGCACTTGCTAAAGAGATCTTTATATTCTGCCAAGAGCAACTTGACAAGCAACAGAAAGAAGAAGCACCTCAGCAAGATGACGCTCTAGATTCAAACAATCCTCTAGAAGATCTATCTACAGGTAAGTCAGAAAACAACAACCCTGTAGAGTCATCTAATGCTCCTACAGAAGCAGGAGAAGAAGAAGGTCAGGAAGAAGCAACAGACTTACAACCAATTGACATTCTTAAGGACAGAGATGCACAACCTACTGATGAGCAAGAAGAGTGGCATGGCAATCCAACTACACAAGCAGGACGTCAGAACGGTCCTACTGATGTTACTCCACAAGTATCTACTGCACAGGCAGCAACAGAGTCACAAAAGAAATTTGTTAATAAGGAAGCAGGAGAGAACATCTATATTGAGGTTCCTAAGATTCCTATTAAGTATAATGTTTCTAACCAAGAGATCTCAGACTATCTTTCAGATCACTACGCAAATACAGAAGCACTAAGAAAACAAACAAATTTCGCTGACGAGTATGATCTTGAGCAATCAAAATGGAGACTTCAAGATCTTGATGCATCAGATGCAGCATACAAAGCATTCAAGACATCTTCTAACAAAGAAGTTAATTATCTTGTAAAAGAGTTTGAGATGAAAAAAGCAGCAGATGGTTATGCACGTGCTACTACATCCAGAACTGGTATCCTTGACACTGCTAATCTTCACACATACAAATACAATGATGATCTATTCAAGAAGATCACAACAATCCCTGATGCTAAGAGTCACGGTCTAATCTTCAATGTTGATTGGTCTGGTTCCATGCATCATCAGGTTCTTGATACTATCAAACAGACATTGACACTTGTATCATTCTGTCGCAAGGTTGGTATTGACTATGATGTATATCTTTTCACTGATGCATATGAGTATCATGGAAGTTACCATGATGTTGCAAAAGAGTGTTTGATCGACGGTAAAGTTATCCTTGACAACTTCAACATGATCAATGTTCTATCAAGTAAAACAAACAAGAGAGTTGCAGACAGACAGCAACAAAATCTATACCGTCTTGCATCATCTATTGTCAATTACGGTGGTGCTGCTGTTCCTCAGAAACTAAGACTAGGTGGCACTCCACTCAATGAGTCTTTGATCGCTATGAATGACATCATCCCTGAGTTCAAGTCAAGAACAGGAGCACAGAAGGTTCATGTTGTATGTCTAACTGATGGCGATGGCAATCCATTACGTGCGGGTAAGAAGTATGTTGATAGAGACGGAACAGAGTCACTCTTCGCATCACACATGGGTGCAGGATACATCCTACGTGACCGCAAGACAGGTAGAATGTATAAGTTCTCAGGAGACTACTACTCAGGACAAACAAGACAGTTTGTATCTTACTTACGTGACAGATTCCCTGAGTGTTCTTTCATGAATATCAGACTACTAGGATCAGGTGAGTGGCACAGATTCAAAGTAGATTGTTTCGGTGACCAATACACAGAAGAGAATGTAGCACGTGCAAATGCAGAGTGGAAGAAAACAAAATCATTCATCTGTGCATCTTCATACTGGACAGTTCAGTATGGTCTAGCAGCATCAGCACTAAACACCGACGCTGAGTTTGAACCTAAGTCAGATTCAAAAGCAGATATCAAGAGAGCATTCGTTAAGTCTCTAAAAGGAAAGAAGATGAACAAGAAGATCTTATCTTCCTTCATCGAACAGATTGCATAGTGCCAATCAAATTAGTGTCACATCATATATTGCAAAGTCCTATATGATGTGGCATCATTATAATATACAAATCACACAACTTCATTATCATGCCATTTGAGAGAAAACTACCAGTCAACTTCGTAGACGAGTTACGTGACGAGTTCGGTAATAACATCGACGCATCACATGTCAAAAAGTTTGCAACAAAGTATTCTGTAGGATACGCAACTGTATCTCGCAAACTAAAAAACTTCCAAGTCAAGAAAGGCACATGGAATCTAACTATACAAGAAGGCAGAGAGATCCTTACAAAAGCACTCTCAGCACCCTCTGTAATCCCTTCAGTTGAGCAGAACCTTATTCCAGAGGTAGTTGATACCTTTGTTCCATTCGGTAACTTTACTGACGTCAAGAAGATTATTCAATCAGGCATTTTCTCTCCTGCATTCATTACAGGTCTATCTGGTAACGGTAAGACATTCTCTGTAGAACAGGCATGTGCTAAAGCAAACAGAGAGTTGATCAGAGTCAACATCTCTATCGAGACAGACGAAGACGATCTTATCGGTGGATTCAGACTTGTTGATGGCAACACAGTATGGCACAACGGTCCTGTAGTCGAAGCACTTGAGCGTGGTGCAGTTCTACTTCTTGACGAGATCGACCTAGCATCTAACAAGATCTTATGCTTACAATCTATTCTTGAAGGCAAAGGTGTCTTCCTTAAGAAGATTGGTAAGTATGTAAAACCTGCAAAAGGTTTCACTGTTGTTGCTACTGCTAACACAAAAGGTAAAGGTTCTGAGGATGGCAGATTCGTAGGCACTAACGTTCTTAACGAAGCATTCCTTGAGAGATTCCCTGTTACCTTTGAGCAGAACTATCCTCATCCTACTACAGAGCAGAAGATGCTTGATCTATTGTCAGCAGACAAAGAGTTCAACAAGAGACTTTGCGACTGGGCAGACATCATCCGCAAGACATTCTTTGACGGTGGTATCGACGAGGTTATCAGTACAAGAAGACTTGTGCATATCGTAAAAGCATATGAGATCTTTGGCAATCGTGCTAAGGCAATCACTACTTGTATCTCACGTTTTGACGAAGAGACCAAGGAAGCGTTTCAGCAACTTTACGATAAGGTTGACGCTGACGTATCCTTTGAGGTATAATAGTGGCATACTGGTTACTCTATGACATTTTGGAAGAAGAAGGACTACTCGGAGAATATGGTTTCCCCTCACTGGGGGACGATGTTCCATATTACTCTCCCCCAGAAATTACTGGCAACATTGAGATCAATACAGAACGACCCCAATTCAAGTTTGATGAGGACGTGGTTCTTAGTCTCATGAAAGACTACATTGGTGAGACTTACACCAAACACTATGTGAGTGGAAACAAATTCCAAACTCTAGATTTTATTCAAGCACTCGGTGATGCCAAAGGGTTCTGCCGAGGTAATGCTATGAAATACTTAAGTCGTTATGACAAGAAAGGGACACCTACACTTGACATAAAGAAAGCAATGCACTATTGTGTATTATTATATTACTTCTATACTATGGAGGAAGCAAGTAAATGAAACTGTCTAAAGGGACACTTGACATACTGAAGAACTTTTCCAATATTAATCCGTCAATAACCTTTAAGGAAGGACAGGAATTATCTACACTATCAATCCAGAGAAACATTCTCTCTCGTGCAGTTGTAGAAGAAAAGTTTCCAAAAGACTTTGCAATATATGATCTGGGAGAATTCCTATCTGGTCTATCACTCTTTGACAATCCTGACTTTGATTTTCAGAATGACAACTATGTCATCATCAAAGATAGAAAATGTCAATCAAGATATTTCTTTGCAGATCCATCAACAATTACTACACCACCAGAACAAAGAGCAGAGATTCCTAGTAAGGATGTTTGTTTTATTGTTGCATGGAATGATCTAAACAATCTTATTAGAGCAGCATCTATTTACAGTGTTACTGATCTAGCAGTTGTAGGTGATGGTAGTGAAATCAATCTTGTTGTACGTGACAAAAAGAATGATACATCAAACAACTATTCTGTAAGAGTAGGAACTACTGCTGCTAAGTTTACATTTAATTTTAAGGAAGAATATTTAAAACTTCTTCCTGCAGATTATGA